CATATGTCTTTTTCCTTTGACAAGATCGTATGCTTTCTTTGCATAATGAACGCCCGTAGCACCCCAACCTGCGGCGCCCGGTAATGTAGATGCCATTCTAACAACGTCACCCTTTGGTGAACCGTGACCGGATGATGCTTTACTCATAACATCACCCATGGTATAAATGTTAGCGGCAGTCATTCCTGCCATAGCAATTCTTTTGGCTTTCTTTAGTTTTTCACCTTCAACTTGAACGTCTTTTCTCATAGCACGAAGATCATTTGTTCCTTCGTATCCAGTCATACCGCCTAATTCATTTAGTTTACTGTATTGTGAAAGACCAATACCTTGTTCATGCAAAGCACGATTAGATGTTGTTTCGATTTCTTTTGGATTGAAAAAATTATATCCTAATCCAGAATTGTGAAGATCAAGATGTGCCTTTTTGATCCATGCAAACTTATTACCGTTCTCGTCCTCATAGGACATAGAGTTTGTATCAATGTATTGTTGAACAAAGTTTGTACCAGCAGGATCACCAGAATAATATCCTAGACCTCTTACACCATATGATGTTGATTCTTCCTCAATCTTGGATAGTTTCTTATAATAGTCCAACTTTTCACCAAGATGATCCAAAGCAATCTCTCTGGCAATCTTAGGATTATTAGTATGTTCTTTTTCTACTTTTATGCCATGCATCAACTGTTTTCTAACCTCAACGGAAGAAACACCATATTTCTTGGCCAAATCATTTACAGTTGGTGTTGGATTGTTTAGCAGTTTACTCATTTGTATTTACTAACTTTCCTCTGTCAGCAATGTGAGTTACTTTACCTTCATTATTCATGTATCTGTTATTGCCTGCATAAACCAATCCAAGGTCTTTTGCTTCTTCGGAAATAGTTTTCTTCTTAGCAGGCACCTGTTTCTTTTGTTTCATTTTTTCAAGTTCAATCTTTTTATCCATCATAGTGGATTCATGATCACGATTAGCAAGTTCTGCCTTACCAGGTCCTTCATCAGGTCCTGTAATCTTATCAACTTCTTTTTGAACTTGTGCCTGTGCAATTTGCTGTTGAGCACCAAAGGCAATCTGGTTCTGCATATCCTGTTGCTGTTGAACCGCTTGTGCTTCGGCATCAGCCTGCATTTGAATTTGCTGTTGCTGTGCAACGATAGCAGTTTCTTGTTCCATTTCGGCATTGATTTCTTCAATATCCTCGTCGGATTGCATTAGAATATTTTTACGAACCCATAGTTGTGAATAATACTTACCAACGAAAGGATCAACCTTTGTTAGTGTGTCGAGACGCATATTGAGGAGTTCTGCCTCTTTTAGTTCATCAAAGTTATTGTCTTTTTTGAAGTCGTACCAAATATCTTCCTTGAACTCTTTCCATTCTTCTTCGGTACAAACCTTCTTAGAAACCAACTGGACTCTTAGTAAGTCATCGAATAGAATAGAGAACTTATTGCGGAGTCTCTGAATAAACTTGGTAAATTTTAGTTCGTCTCTGGTAATTTCAGTAGAACGACCTAGAGAGAAACCTTGTGATGGTTCCATACGACCAATTGGAACATTTAGCGAACGATATAGTTTAGACTGGAAATACTTGACATCTTCCAATTCACCAAGGTTACGAGCACCTTCTAGTGTAGAGATTTCTGTACCTTTTGAACCTTCACGGCGTGGTAACCAAAAGTCCTCAAGCATTGATAGATGCTTACGGTCGTCCTTGATTTCACCAGTATTGGAATCGTATACCAACTTGTTACGATACTTGACCATGATATCACGGACATACTGTTCCGCTTTGACTGTGGGCATGTTACCAACGTCAATATAGAATACACGGCGTTCTGGTGCTCTTGATAGACGATAGATAACGGTAGCATCTTCAACCATTCTTAGATTGTTGAATGGCTTGATGGCCTTGTGGAGATAAGAAAGAACCATGGTCTGTTTAGGATCCATAAGTCCTGAGTTTACGTTTACGATGGAGTCTGGTGCAATCTTGGCACCTAAATTGGTACCTGAACCAATCATACCCTTTTCGTTATAAAGATAGTATTCAATCTGTCTGCGGATTAGTTCGATGCCGGTTTGCGGATCACGCATTTTTTGAATTTCACGGATCTTTCTAATGCGACGTGGATCTATATACTTTAGTTCTTGAATGCCTGCATCAGGCATAGTTTCGTCTATAACAATATGATAGAACATTCTTCCATCAACGTAGTAACGGCGGAAGATATCATGTCCCATATTGTTGAAATTCAGTAATTTTAGAATGAAATTGAACTCGTCCTCAATACGCTTTTTGATAGCAGGAGGAACTTTTAGTTCATCCATGTTGAGTTCTACGCATTGACCACCATCTTCGACAACGATTGCTTCGTTTACGATTTCGTCAATTGCGGTTTCTACTTCTGGTTGGATTGAAAGTTCACGGTATTTGGTGATAAGTTGAGTTTCGTTACGGAAGGTGCCATCGAGGTCTACATATGTGCCATAATAACCGGCGCCAGCAACCGTTACTGCACCATCATCATTCTGAGGCAGTGTAAATGTTTTATTCTTTGGTTCGATTAGTTGCTGATCTTCAACCTTTTTAGGTGAACCGATTTCAAATCCGAAAAGTTTTATGGCCGTTACTCCCTATTCATGATGTAGTTCCCGTGGAGAGAAATCTCCACGGGGTTTATTATATTTAGGACACTAATTAGATCGAAGCAACCGAATCGGTTGTTGGTAGTGGGAAGATTGATTCCCACCACTGATATGCTAGTGTAACACTAAATTCTTCAATCTGGTCACCTGAAGCCCAATCAAGATCAATTGCAGCAACGTCAGTTGGAAATGCACCAACAATGTGATACTGCTTGATCAATTCACCGGTCTTAGCAAACTGTGAAACCCAAGCATCTGCCTGATAAAGGTTAGCAGTTGCTAGTGCAGGGTTACGGAGGTTGCCAACGTGTGAGTTGAGTCCAGACATCCATAGTTCTAGGTTATTACGGATACGGAAGTTTTCATCGTTGATAACGGTGAAAGACCAATCTGTAAATGTGCGGGTACCAGCAACCTTGATTTCACGTCCAAAATATGGAACTGAAATTGAAGATACGCTGTCACCTGGTAGCGATGTTGCTCTTGCCTTGAAACGAATTTCCTGGTCAAGAGCGGTGAAACCTGCTGCCGGAGGTAGGTTCATCACAACCTCAAATAGAGAGGCACGTGCCCCGTCTAGTTGTAGGCTTGCTCTGAAATTTTGAACATTAAATGCCATTTGTTATTTCTCCTTGTCTCTCTATTTATTAGAATTTACCGACGATTTCGGAGAAAGCAACTCCGGTGCTGACCGCTACGAAGTTCAACTGGATGAAGTTGATTGAGCGGGCTGGCTTGATGTAGATATCACCAACGAAGCGGTTGCTGTCGATGACCTCTGGTGTATTGTTTGTTTCGTCACAAACTACCTTATAATCAAAAATACCACGACGGCCCTTGACATCACGGAGGAATGGTTCTACTAGAGCAACAAACTGTGAACGGGTAAATTCATCGTTGAACTCGAATAGAGAATACTTGGCGGCCTTGGAAATTGACTTTTCAAGGGTAATGAATAGGCGACGAACGTTGATACGATCAAATGCCGATGGCTTGTTGGTCATTGTCTTATCGCCGTATAGAACTGTTCCTAGACCCTGCATTGTTACAACTGGGTTGATGGAGTTCTTGTATAGGTTATCACGATCTGTCTGGTTTGGTGACCATGCAAGTTGTGTAACATTCTTGACTAGACCACGATTTAGACCTGCTGGTGAGAACCATGGATCTCTTGCCATGTCTGTGTATGCACATAGACCTGCAATGTCACCGTTTAGTGGAACCCAACGATATACCTTGTTATACTTGTCAAACTGCTTCTTCCAACCAGAATCCATAACGGCATAGTTAGATGGGTTATAGTTTTCTTTGGTTGCAATAATAGCAAGTGTTTCACCACCTTGATTGTTTACAACATCGTCCATTTGTGGAGATAGGAATGTAACAAGATCTTTTCTTGATTCAGCAATATTATCGACAACATATTCCGCAACTGTTGAATCATGTGGACCAGTCATTAGTAGTGAAACATCAACTTTATCGATATTGTTGAATAGATCATAAGCCTGTGTTAGATCACCAGTGGTTGGTGTACCAACTGAACCACCAGATAGTCTTGATGTTACTGTATTGGCAGTATCAAATGTGGTTGTTAGTGATTCGGAACCCCAATTGGTAACGTCAGCAGGATGCTTTAGAATGTAAAGATACTGTGATCTATCTTCGATTACGTTTACATAGTAGTTAGAAGAACCATCATCGTTCTTAGCATCAGATGCCTTAGAAACGTATGAGAATTTTTCTAGGATTGTGTTTGGAACACCAGTAAACTTACCACCAGCGTCAACAACGATAATGTGCATTTCGTCGTTAGCACCTTGACGATCTTCGGTCCACTTTGATGTGCCTGTTGGACCATTGAAGT